CTTTTCATCTTCAAAATTAGCAACTTCTTTCGCTTTAGCTATAACTTCTGCTTCGAATTTTTCCTGTGGCATTTCATTATTCCTCAACTTTTTCGGTCTTTTTAGGCTTTTCTACTACCCCAAGAGGTTTTCCACTCTCATCACATGGGGTGTATTCCTCTGGGCGAGCCTGATATTGTTCAACTATACCTGATGCTTCCTCACCAGAACCAACCTTTACTGATTCTGGCACGCCAACGACAAGGCCTGTTGATTTAACGAGAAAATATTCCATTTTTCCTCCTTTTTAAGGTTAATATTAAGCTAAATCAGCGTAGAATACGAGATCTGGCTCAACAGCCTTTGTCCCTTGAGCGAAGAAGAGTGAAGCTTCAACCGAGTTTGAAAATGGCACTTTTTGAGGGTCAAAATCAAACACATTCACATCTTGAGCAATTGCTCCTTCGTGCATTGCAATAATTGCTTTTGTTTGTCGGTGGTTTGAGAAAATTCGAACCTGACCGTTAAACAAAACATCAACTTCACCAGTAATCTCGTTTTTAACCTTGTTTAGGTAGTTTGCGAGTTTACCGTAAATTGCTGGTGTCACTGTCAAAACAATTTCGCTTCGATCTACACCATCAACCCAGTCGTTCTTTACAGTTTCAACTGTTTGAATAACTTTTTCGAGCACTTCCTCGATTGGTGTTGCTGAAGTCAAACTCTGAATCTCTGTTCCTGATTTAACAGCTTCAGCAAAGAATGCTGTATCAAGATAGCGAGCTAGTGAGCTTGCTTGTGAGTTCTTTCGACGTGTGATAAGGTCAGCAATACCAAACTGTTTAATATCAGTATTGTCATATTCCTCAACAATTTCTTGGCGGTCATCAATGTTATTAATAACACGTCCAGTGTTGCGAACTGGTTCACCTTTTCCTGCGCCCCGTGCTGTGCCGTATTCTTTCGAAACAGCATTTTTCAAGCGATCGTAAGTTACTGACCCAGCGCTTGGGTTTCCAATTCCAAAAGTATTTTTAATTTTAGTTGAAACTGTTCCTTTTATAACAGCTTCAATGATTTGGCCTTTAATTTCAGCCAATTTTGCCTTTGTTGTGGCATTGTCGGAATAGATATTATGTGCATCTACTGCCATAAGATCCCTTTCTTTTCTTGAGTCTGATTAGAACGAACTTACACCATTATTTTGTGTGTAATTTGATGTCGCTCCTTGTGAATTATTTCCACCAACATCTTCGGGAGTTTTTCCGGCAAGTTTAGCTTTCACGCCTTTTTCAAGAGCGGAACTCCAAACTTTCGAAAGTCCTTCGATGTTCGAATTCATTTTTTCTGCGTCGGCATCGACAACATAATTCACGAATTCTGATGGAATTTCTTTCGCAGCAAGTTTTTCAGCGGCTTCAGTCCTGCGTTCTCGCATTGTGATTTTTCTTTCGCGTTCTTCGAGCTCGCTGATTTTCGCTTTTTGAGCTTCTGCAGCACGCTCTTCATCGCTAAGCTTTGCCTTTCGTTCCCATTCTTTCTGGGCTTCGGCAAGCCGCTTCTCGAATTTAGCCTCATCTTTAGCACTTTTTTCGTTCAAGCGCTTCGACATGATTTCATTCACTTCATCTTGCGTGAAAGTTTTCGGTTCATCACCCTGTTGATTCTGGTTTATACCGTTTTCGCCAGCAGGTTTTGTTGAATCAGGATTGTTCTCCATATTCTCCTTTCGATTTTACGCTTCTCAGCTTGATATTCCGCCCCAAGCACGACTTTTGGCTTGGGCTTGCTGTGTTTTTCGCAAAAAGAAAAAACGACTCTCAGCTTAATGCTAAAAGTCGCAAATGGTTCTAGTAATATTATAGCATAATGTTTATTCTTATGCAATATTTTTAATAACGGACATTGTTTTCAAGATTTTCTCGCTCTTCGATCATTCGTTTTTGAATATATTCTGGGGCGTTATAGAAAAATGGTTTGCCATTTTCTATCGATTTACGAGCAGCCTCAACGCAATCTTTGATATGTTGCTCATCTCCACCAATCACTAGAAAAGCAGGCTCTCCGAAATCGTCAAATATTTTAAATTTTCGCGCATATTCATCTAAGACTTCGTCGCTATACCACAAACCATAAACTCCAACTGTGTCTTCGTGGGTAAATTCATATTTTGTTTTCATTATAGTTTTGAAATCCTTTCTAGTAATTCATTAAACATATTGAAGCTTTCCGGCAAATATTTCTCATAAAGCTCAATTTCTTTTTTATCTTCTCGAGCAGTTGCCGAAAACATTTCAGCAAAAGCTTCTGAACCGAGAAAACGCTTTTTATGATTTTCAATTTGCTCCTTACTTAATTTTACACCTCTTATCGTTTTTCTGCCATCCCAATATTTCTGTTCGTGACCCATTCCGAAGACTCTTAACCCATTACTGAACGCAGCACCGCCATATAAATCAAAAATACTTGCTAGATCATTTTTTGAATAACCATTTTCAAGTTCGTTTTTAAGTTCAATAGATAGATTATGCCGCCTATAAGCTAAGTTTCTTCCTTCTTTAGTTTTTAGATACCTATTTGCTTCGTCAAAAACGGTTTCACCAAGAGTTTTGCCATTAGAAAGTTCAAACTTACCAGTAGCTCCATAAAATGAACCACGCCCCGCCCGATGATCAAAACCGTGACCATATTCGTGTAGAAAAACCTCAAATGGTTTTCTTATATCTCTTGGATTTCCAGTTGAACCATCGAATATACCAGCTATACGAACACTTACCTTATTTCCAAGCACACTAAAATTATCATTCCCAAGCGGTGAATCTTTAAAAGATAGTTCGCTCGAAAATTTAGCCCAAATAGAACGATGAGTTTCCGGCATTGCGTTTAGTTTTCTAACGACTTTTTCTCTAATATCATCAGTTTTTAATGCTTGAGCAAGCGAATCTTCAAGTTTCAAGCTCTTAATATCAGAATTATTAACTTTTTTAGTTGGTGGTTTTTTAATTTTAACTTCAATCTTATCATCTGCTGGTGAAATACTTGGCACTGAATCCGGCTCGGCTTTCGAAATTCCACTAACTTTTGCCCATTTTTCATAACTCATATTTGGTGTCTCGTAATTCTCGCCCGTTTTTGGGTTTCTGGCGATTCGGGTTTCTGGATCGAATTCTTCACCAAAATATGCAGCTGTTGTTGTTCGGCAAAGTGGGTGAAATGGCGGAAAATTCACGCCTTGCTTGGCTTCACTGATTTTAAAAACTTTATGGTCTTTATGCTGACAAATTTCGCTGGTGCGGCCGTCCAGTGTTGCAATAATACGGTATTTTTCAACTCCTAATTCTTGGTAGGCTCGCAATTCTGCTGAATTGTGGTAAAAAGCAGATTCGGTGCGAACAAGCCGTTCAGCATAAAATCGCCCAACATCAAAGCGTTCACGGACTTCACGGATCGTTTTTTCAGGACTTTGCCCAATTGCTACGGCTGTAGCTATTTTCGAATTAATTTGCTCGGCTAAAATATCAGTATTCGTCCAGATACGGTTCGAAAAATGCTTTCCTTCGATTTTATAGTTTAAAATTTCCTGCACGGTTCGTGAGTCTAATTTCGAAAAAGTTAAAAGTGAACCAAAATGTTTTTCGGTGTCAAAAATAGCTTGATTATACGAATTATTAATTGTGTTTATAACCGAATTAGCCGTGAGATTATTCTGTTCAATTCCAGCCTTTTTTAGTTCTGCCCAAATCTGGTTATTGAGCATTTCTAATCTTGTCATTCTGAAATCGTAATTATCTGGTAGATATTGACTCAAGCCAAGTCGTTCCATTTCAGCTTTAAACCTTGCTATATTTCCGTTTGGTTCAATGCCTTGCAAAGCGAATTTATCGAAAGTTTTATCGTTGCGGTAATAGTTAGCATATAATTTCTTAATTTCACGAATCGTTCGAATTTCAGCATCAGTGTAAGCGTTTTTAATGCGGTGAATATAGCTCAAAGATTGTTGTTCTTGGTTCTCGAAACGGGCAGCGGCACGGTTTTGCCAATAGTCTACGGATCTAGTCTCGTTTTTTTCTCTATCTTTCATAAAAATCTTTCGAAATATATAAAATATAGATAGTCTTTATATAAAGTATCTATATTTTATATATATTTTCCGCTCTATTCTTCTACTCTTTCATTCTGATCTACAATTTCAGCACCATTCATTACGTTGTCTGCTTCATTTTTCTCGTTCAGTGCAAGATTTACCGTTTCTTTAGCATCTCGCACGAATGAAAGCTGACTAACAAGTGTTTCGCGATCTACAAGTCCGTTAAGATTGTTGATGATTTGGCTAGTTTCAAGATCGTTTTGTGGCAAAGCTCGTTTAAATATCACATCAATATCTTCAGTTGAAATTTTAGACATCTTTGAACCTTTTTCAAGAAAAGTGTTATAAATCCGGAATCGTTCGAGCAAACTTCGTTCAAAATATCGCTCTTTGTCTTTAATGTGTTGTTCGAAATCAAGGAGCTTATAGAGAATTGCTACTCCGCTTGAATTTCCAGCAAAGTTTTCGTCGCTCATATCTGGTGTCATCGAGATTTTATGAATATCAGCTGCAATAGTTTTTCGAAGAACGTCAGCATCGGCCTCATCAATAGATTTCACGATATACTCAATTTTGGCATCTTGTGGAACGTTTGCAACAATTCGGCTGTCTTTAAGCTGTTCTTGCTGTTCTGAGGTAAACTCTGTGCCATAAAATGCGAGTAACGCATCTACCAAACGTTCACGGTCGATTACACGGTCAGATTGAAGAATATTGTAAGCATCAATTAACGGCAATACTGGCTCTGAATCTCCCATTCGATCTGAACCGTTCAGATATTCAACAATCGGCACTTCACCAAATCTATGCTCGGTTCTAATATCTTTGCCAGTTTCTGGGTCACTTTCGAAATTAAGCGTTCCGCCCTTCAAAATACCTTCTTGTGTGTATTCTGGCGTTAAAATTGTAATTTGGTATGAATCTCTTTCAATTTTTCCGTGCGCATTGATAATTTCTTCATAAACTATAGCGAACATCTTTTTATGTTCGACTGTCGTGTCGTGAACTAAAATTATATTTCGTGGATCAATCTTTACACTTCGAACTTCTGATTCTTCGTTAGCATAAATTCGCTCATAAGCCACACCATAAATACTGGCGTGTGTTGCGAGTTCGACATCAAGGTTTGAAATCGCTTGTTTACGGTATGAGTTATTCAAGTTCTCAATGTTTATTTCTTCACTCGAAAGATAATTAACTGGCGATCCGAGTAAATAGCCAACATTGATTTTAGTAATATATCGTGCAAAATTAGTGATTGCAAGCAGTTTATTTGGCGTTTCACGTAATGTTACAGGTTTATTTGCGTAATAATCAGCAAGAATCTTAAATTTAGCTCGGTCTTGCTTGCGTTTGTCGCTTTCGATTAGGTTTTTTATCAATTTTCCTGTTATTTCTGTATTTTTTGGTAAGCAATAAAATTTTTCCATATTTCCTCCTTTTTAGAAAATTAGTGAGCTTGTGCCTGTCGATCCTCGATTTGAATTTGTAATAATGATCGGCTCAGCTCGCGCAGTGCATTGTTCAAATATTCCGGCCAAAATATCACACATGTCATCGTGGGCGTTTTTACCTTTACGTTGATATCTCAGAACTTCATTAGCAGCTTCTGGCCATTTCTTCTGCCAATTCGGCGGCATAAATAGATGATTCTGTAGCCACGCGCTCGATGATAGAATACGACTTTCCTTGTTTTTGGTTTGCGTTGGTGTTTTGATAACCACTTTCGAATTTCCATTTTCTTCAAGAATCCTTTTCACATTACGTGCAAAACCGCGACCGCCGTTGTTGCTTTCAATCCTAGCAACGCTCACATCACCAGAATCTAACATTTCAGCAACGGCCTTTTCAGTGAATTCCATTGGCTTATCTGTATAAGTAATATCTGTAATAAATACATCTTGTCCGTGCTTAATATAATTCGCACTTGCAAGGAAATCAGCACCTTTATCAGCAGTATCGGTGATATTTTCAATAATTCCTTCAGGCAGTGAATCCCATTCCATAAATGGTTTAAATAATCGCCCTGCAACATCGATAGGTTTCTGATTGTAGTTCGCCTCCACAATATCCATATTCATCGCTCGAGTCTTTTTCTTAAAAGTTTCGTAGTTTAGAATATCATCGCACAGCATTTTCGGTTTACCTTTTGGAGTTTTTGTTACAGCGCGATACTCAATCACTCGTGGCTTAAACTCTTCGATAAATCGCCCAGCAAGGTCACCAGTCGCCCAGCGTGTCATCACAAGGATTATTTTCCAATCATTACCTTCGACACGCGAGAACATCGTATTATTAAACCAATCCCAATGTTCATCAAGCACGCGCTCATTGTAGGCTTCCTGTGAACTCTTGATAACGTCATCGATAATGAGAAAATTCGCACCAAATCCTGTTGCTGTTCCCTTTGGACTGGTAGCGAGATAGTTTGGCTCACTCGATCCTTCCAAGCTCCACATTGAAGCAGCCGCCTCACCATACTTTACGCGAGTTTCTGGGAAGATATCAGAATAAATAATATTCGAACCAGCTTTTTCAGTTTGAATCATATTTCGAACATTCCTTGCAAAAATTCCAGAAACCGTATCGTTATATGAACCTGTCATAACTTTCGCTTTTGGATTCTTCCCAAATAACCAAGCAGTTAAATTTTGAGCAGTCAATGATTTTCCGTGTCGTGGTGGTGCAT